GTTTGATTCCCTGCTGATGTACGGATACCTTTAAACAGTATTGAGCTTCCAGTACTTATGTTTAAGATTTCATCTTTAGTAATACGAAAATGTTCCATAATACCATAGAGTTCTAACTTTTCTAGAAACTCTGGGATAATTGAGTTAGCAGCACTTATCATAGTGTACCTAGTGAATAGTATCTTATGACCCTGTTCAAACGTTAGAAAGGCTAAAAAGGTGGTTATAGCAAATGACTTACCACTTCCTCTACCTCCTGTTATAACAAAGTATCTTGAGTCGTTACCTAATGAATTGTATTTATTATTGAGTACTGGCTTCTTCATCACTATCAAGTTCTATAGTATTATCTTCTTCTTGTGATCCAGTAAATAGATTCTTAATATTGATGTTAACCTTCTGTTGTTTCTCTTCAGGTTTATCAAGTGGCTTACCATACTTGTATTCAAATAATAATTTAAGATGAGGAAACGATTGTTTAGCTTGCTCTGCTAATGATTCCCAAGCTTCTTCTTCGCTGCCGAATACTTTAGCCATTGCGTTAAGTGCGTAGATTCCGACCCGTTTTCGTTTGGCATCGTTAAGAGCAGCAGAAGATGTGGGTCGTACAGTAGGCACGTTTCTAACGCCTGGTTTTCGTCCATTGTTTCTTCGTCCATCACTATCTTTGACATACTTATATTGTTTAGGCTTTCTTCCCATTTTTCTCGTATAAGAACTTATATATATTCCAAATTGCATCAGACCATTCTTTGTCTGAATATATTTTTGTCCCTTTCTTTTTTACTCCTTTATAATCTACTACTAAATGAAACTTAACGCATCTTCCTAAACATCCTGGCAATGGTTCAGGATATATTTTGTAACCTCTTTCTAAACACCACCTTGCTGCTGCTTGGTTATATAAACCACCATAAGGAGGTAAACCCCACTTTTTATTATGTGCATCTATCTGTTCTTTAGACCTCTTGCGTCTCATTTATTAAATCATACTTTTTTTGTAACTCTTGATATTCCTCAATAAGTTTGTTATACTTAATTTTATAATAGTTCTCTTCATTATATTTTTTTAAATCATCTTCATTCTGCATTAACAACTCATTTCTAATCTTTGTGTATGATCCTAATATTGTATCCTTATGTAAAGCAATTACATCAAACACAAACAGTCCGTGTAAAACTGATGCGTGATCTCTATTAACAGACTTACCTATTGATGATAATGTAGCGTGTGAAAACTCTCTACATAATTTAAAGTAGATAGCTCTTGCATATACATACTCTCTCTTTCTTGTGTTTCTGTTTAACGAAAGTCCAAGTTCTTTTGCTACTTCAACTTTTATTTGCGATATACTAATATTCGATTTTTTGTCCATTTTCTTCTAATTCAATTTTTATTTCACTATATGTTTTTCTTTCTGCATATAATAGAGCTTGCTTAATTCCCGCACAGAGTTCGTACATTTCTTTATATTCAAACTCATACATATCTTCAATTAACTCTTCATATGTTACACCCATTAACAAATCTCTAAGCGTTAGGTAATAACTCTTTTCAATCTTTTTTTTATATGTATCCTCTTCTAACGTATTCATTAACATTTTCAGTCTTATCGTAAAAGTACTTTCTGTAGTTATTACAAGCGACCTCAACCTTCTTCTTACCTCTCTCTAAAGCTTCATCACTACATTCATATATCCCAATCTCACCAGTCCCCTTATCTATAACTAAAAATGTAAACTTTTGTACATTAAAGAGTTCCATATAAATATAAGCCTGCACGTCATAATGCCATTTATGTCTCGCTGTATATACCCAAGATCCTATATCATTTGTAGTCTTTACATCTACGATTCTATCTGTTGTTAAATAATCTGCTTTACCTCTAAAAGGAAAATCATTTATCTCTCCTATACCAGGAAGTTCTGCTGTACCACCACGAAGTAATTCACTTGCTTCATAATTAGACTCTAAACACTTTACAAGATATTGAAAGTAACTAAGTTCTTTCTTTAGCATTATCTCCATATTTGGATTATCTGCTTTAGCATCTTTATACTTATTAGTGTTTCTTGTGCTAGCATCTACAAAGATATATCTCTCTGGTATCTTTTCGTATTCTAATACTAAAGTATGAAATAATCTACCTTCTCTTAATGCTGGCACGTTGCTATTGTCTTTAGCTAAATAGCTTTTATATTTAACAGGAGATTCATATAAACTTTTTATACTACTTGAAGATAAAGCTGCTTCACCAAGATAACCATAGTAGAAACTATCGTCATCCATTCTGTCTAACAACTCTTTCTTCTCCCATTCCTTACCGTCTAATAATCTAATCATAGTGCGAATATAATAAACATTTAGTTAACAACCAAATACTTTTCACTCAATCTGTTTAACCAATGAATCTGATTTTTTGTTAAACTTTTGTTTTTACTAACCAAACTACACATATCCTTTATAAAGCCATACTCTCTATCATTGTCTATTTTCTTAGATCTAAGGTCGTTAATCATTTGAAATGACTTTGAAGAGACCCTGTACTTTCCATACTGATTTAAGGTGCCTTTTATAAACTCATCGTAATCATATATTTCTTCTTCTTTAAATTCTGGATCAATATATTTATCCAATTTGTTTTCAGGCATAAGGTGTTTCATTAAAACATCTGCAGTTAAATTTTTAATATCATCTATATATTCTATTTTTTTAACTTCACTTATAACTAAATCTATTTTATCTTTAACCTCATCATATTTATAAGTTTCTTGATTATCAAAATCAATATACTTCTTGCCACCATTTTTAATGTCTATATCAAAAAATTTTACAGCTCTATGTTTTTTATCTAAATAGACATTATGTATATGGTGTTCAATTTCTTTAGCAAAAGGTATTTTTGTTCTACACAAAACAACAGAGTCTTTAGTGAACAGCTTGTCATTCTCTCTTTTTCTTTTTAGGGGATGTTTGGTTATTCCTATTTTTATAAACCTAATACCATTCCTGTCTGTGTATAGATTAAAATACAGGTAGGTTAATTCAGCCTCAACTCCAAACAAATAATACTTATTGTTTTTGTATTTGTAATAAACCTTCCCCTTTAAAGAATCAAAAAAACCTGCTAAATTCATTACTTACTATTTTCTATATAATCCTCTAGTGCAGCTAAAGCTCTCCAAGCTACTTTTCCCAGATGAAGTAATCCATCATCGTCTATTTTATCAGCATCTATTAAATGTCTTGTTAGTGCGTCTAAATGATCTTTACTCTTACTCTTATCCCAATGAAGTGGTTTATCAGGATGGTGTTGATTGTTTCCCGCTAAACTAACTTTACTTACATATTTAAGTGCATTAGGAAAATATTTTAATACACCTGAATAAACAGGCATACTTTTTCTTTGTGTGTGTTTATCTTTACTCATAATACTTCTGCACCAAAGACAGGCAGCATTGCTATCTCTTTGGTTATTTTATTTGTGTTAGAAAAATCTGTTGTTTTAGGTAAATACTTTTTAAACCAATAAGGGTTTTGAAAGAATAAGTTCCATCTATAAACACCCTTTGGTGTTGAATTAATATACATAGGAACATCAAAGTTATCTATTGCTTTATCAAGTAATGCTGCAAATTTACTTTTCTCAACTATCAGTTCGTCATAATGTGTCTTTCTACATTTAAGTTCTATCCTATGCTGTTGAACAGGACTATAACAATCCCACCTACTAATAGGATTTGTACTCATAACTAGATCAGGATAAACTCTTTCTTTAAGATATTCAAAGAGATCTTTCTCAACCATTATATTCATCGAACAAAGATTTAAGTTTTTGTAGTTTACCAGCAAAACAACTACCACAAGTTGTTGGCTTGTCATTATAGTTAAAAACTCTATTGTATATTGTTAGTATATCTTTTTGTTCTTGACCTGTAATTTGAGTCTTTTCTGCAGAATAAAAATCAGTTAAGAAAGAATGTTCTTCTAGCGTTAAACAATTAGGTTTGTTATAGGGAAACATTTTATTTAATGTCTTCTTTCTTTTATCACAACCACAATCTTTTCCAAGTGCATCAAACACACCATCGACTGCTGCTTTAATTCCTGTAGCTTTAGTAATCTTTTCTACAGTATCACCAACTCCACTAGATTGCTTTTCATATTTAGCAACCCATTGTTTATAGTTCTTTGTTCTTTTGTCGTTAGGTTTAGGAGGTATTTTATTCATCTTTATCTTTTTTAATTAAGTGAAAATCTCCATTAATATAGTCCTGGAAATCTTCAGCTAGTTTTGTGTTAAGGATTTGTTTGTAGTTCTTACAACTATTGAATATAGATGTAACACTTATATTAGTATCCTTTGATAGCTTTCGCATACTAATATCAGTTTCGTAATATACTTTAAATAATTTTTGATCGTACCAACTATCCCAACTTCCAACCTCATCCTGTATTAAATCTATTAATCTTTCTTCAGCTCTTTGCTTTTCAACTTCTGCTTTTCTTTGAGCTTCAGGTGTTGGTTCAACTATTTCAAAGGTAACATCAATATCATCAAGCCTAACCATATGATGTCTGTTTCTTTCTTTTAAATAATCATTATATAAGTTTTTTATTGTTATATATACATAAAACTTATTTACATCTGTTTCATTATACATAATCTTTTTTGGCTCTTTGACATATTTATTTAAACGTAGATACATCTCCTGAACAAAGTCTTCAACTAGATGAGATGGAATACCCATAGAAATACCCATAGAAATCCACAGCTTATGATATTTAGATAAAAGTTTCATCATCTTATAAAAAAGAAATGTATAAATATAAATCCTACACAAACTCTTAATAGGTCTGCTGTAGTTTCATATTCAGGTATTTCTATATCTTCTACATAATCTACACCAATCACAAACCCTTTAATAAATTCAACTTGTATATTCATAATTTAATATTCAAATTCTACCCTTACCTTATCAGTTTCTCCATAAAACTTACTCATTGCGTTTATCTCTACAATGTTTTGATCCTGTTCATATACAAGACCCTCTAAAGCATCAAAGAAAGCCTTGTTAAGATTGTCCTGTAAATCAGGCTTTGTTGTCTTAAATGTTTTAACTCTTCTCTTCTTTGAGAAACTTTTAGGATAAGCATAGATGTATTGTATATAATTAACTTTAATTTCTGATCCTGCTGTAATTATAGAAAAATCTTCAGGTAATTGTTCAGTTACTAATCTTTGTAAATAAACTTGATAGTCCTTTACCTTTTTAGGTTTATACTTAATACCATTCCTACCAATCTTAAAAGACTGATGAGCAAGTGGTCTTATGTTTAATTCAAAGTTTAATATCACGAATGTATAAATTGATTAATTTCATCAGGCATTTTACATACTTGAGGTAAGCCTTTTTTTACTTCAAATGAAAAAGCTTCAAATGAGTAACCTCTACTTCTTTTACAATCTACCACAACTATATTAGGATTATCGTCTGTAGGAGATACAGTTATTTGTGTCTCTGTCTTCTTTTCTAAAAATGAACCTAAATGTCCTGTTGCTTTAGAGTTGTAGAAGTTAGAATGTATGACTGTAATAATATGTATATTATAATCTTGTGTCCACTTCATTAAATAATGTATTACTTTATTAGATTTCTCAAGATCATTAATGTCGTTTAGTAGGTCAGCTACTCCGTCAATAATTACAAGACCTATGTTTTTTGTTTCAGCTAAATGCCAATCTATAAAATCTAATCTATCTTCTGGACTAAATTGTCTTAAAGCATATGTTTCATAATCACTTGCATCTTTAGCCATCTTATGTACTCTCTTAAACGTTTTCTGTGCGTGGTAACGACTTTGTTCTGTGTCGTAATGTATTACCTTCTTATCTCCCTTAAAGCCTTTTAAATCGCCTACAAATACATCGTGTGAACCTAAATAAGATGCAGCAAGTAAAGAGACTAAAAATGTCTTCTTACTCTTTGGTCCTGCTGATATAAAACTAAAGTTACCATATGTTCCTATTGGTATATGTTCTCCGTTTCTTAATTGTCCTTTTGATATTGCTACAGGTGGTTCCTTTATTTCTTCCTTAGCATCAACATAACTATCCTTTAAGATCTTTTCAAATCTTAAGTGTTGTTTTAATTTCTCTTGTGTCATTAGCGTACCCATTATAAAATAAAAAAGGGAGCCGAAGCTCCCTGTAACTTAGAATGGTAAGTCATCTGTAGCGTCATTAGAGCCAACTTGCTCTGTTTGCTTTTCTGCTACTTTACACTCGCCATTAGTCCATACGACTCTACCGTTTCCCATATACACTCTAGGTTTCTTTGCTTCTCTTTCTTCTTTAGATTGCTCTTCCCAAATTGCTATATTTTGTCCATACTGGTTAGTATCGTCATTTAATCCAATAGTAAAGTTTTTATATTTACCCTTACTATCTTTGATTCCAATTGTTCCAATTGCTGCCATATTATTTGTATTTATGCCGTTAAGGCTTTTTCTATTTGTTTAGTTAGACGATATTTTTTTTCAATATCTGTCATCTTCCCACCATCTTTTATAAATTTAGCTGCTTTAATAAAAGCTACACTGTCTTTTTGTAAAAGTGGTTTTTGATCAACTACGGATTGTTTTTCACCGTGAGTATTCATCGCATCAGCATCTTTAGTATCATCAATTAATAATAAATTACCGATAGCATACTTTTTAGCATAAGAAGATGCAGCTCCTGTTCTTTGTGGATCTTGCATACCTTTTGCATTGAAGTCTATAATTGCTTGTGCAGTTGATTCTATTTGCATAGTAGGATCTGTACAATCAATCATTTTAGCTGTTGACTCTATATAAGCCTTTCCAGCTATCTCTTTAAGCTCATCGCTTATCTTAAAAACAACTTTGTGCTTTTTAGATATAGGCTTAACAGCCTCTAGTATATCTTCTGCACTTCTATAGTTGTAGTTTCCAAAGCTATTTCTTTGGTTCTTTGGAGCTTTAAGCTCCGTCTGTATTAATAAAAGTTTATTTGTTATATTCATAATTGTTTAACTATAGTGTAAATATAAACAAAAAATATTAATAAAAAAAAGAGGGTTAATTAAAACCCTCCTTAAGAAACAAAAAAACAATTAATAAAACACTAGTAAAGCCAGATAGCGTTAGGTTTTTGATCATCATTATCTACGTGAATAAAAGTTTTAGATATACCAAATCTTTGAAATCCTACCATAGACAAAGCCTCTATTATTTTAAGTCTTTTATTGGTGTGTGTACAGTGAATGTCTGCAGCTCTACCAATTAAGTGTGAGCTTGCAGTACCTCCTCCAACCTTCCTATTATGTTGAGGTGTTCTGTAACCTGAATTTATTTTAAATTGTATGCCTGCAATATCTCTAGCTTCGTCTAAACATTCAACAAACTCTCTATCCATAAACTTCTCTCCACTTCCAGGTTGATCTGGTGAATCAAACTCATCATAAGAGAAATATCTTAATTCCATATTGTAAAGTTATAAAATATTTTTACATTTGCAAAACGTAGCTGTAAATCTACGATAAAAATTACTAAACTTCAATAGGAATATTGTTGGGTCAGATAACATTATAGTTTCTTTTTTCTATAGGGGCTTTTTCTTTTCTTTCTTTTTGTCCTTTTTCTTTCTTTTCTTTTAATCTATCTATTTTTACCTTGTCCTCTATATTTCTTTTTATAGCCTGTTTGACCTTTAGAAGCATTTTTAGAATGTACTCCTGGTCTTTTCTTCTTTTTAGGAGGAATATAAATTGATACTTTAGCTTTTCTTGGCATTACTTACAAATACAAATGTCGCAACTGCACATAATTAATTAGATTTATTATTAAATTTTTCAAAGGTACGCAT